ACGCCAGGTGCAATTGCATCTGCCATCGCTCCAGTAGTTGCAGTAAATATATCACATTCCTCTTCTATTCTGTCCTGATTAACGACCACTCCAGAAACGCCCTGTCCCATACTACCCTCCTTTTAATGATCAGTATAAAAATCCGCAATCTCTTCAGACTGCATTATGTTGTCTTTTACATCTCGATTATTCATGGCGGTTGCCAGGCATTTTTCTTCAACTGTTGGAATATCCATTTTGTTAAAATTAGATTTGCTTGTAACCGTTCCAGTAAACTCTGTACGCTGTTTTAATAAATCTGCCGTACTTAATTTTTCTTCATTCTCGAATGGAACTATAGCATGCACTTGCAATCCAATTCCGAAGCACATAACTTCATCATCGTGCGTACCTTCTTTTGCGGCTGGTTTACCATTTTTATCCTTAACAAATGTAAGCATTTCTCCAACACATCTTTGGTCTGTCCACCCAGAGCCATCAATAAGCCACTTCATTAATCCGCTTATCAATACCCTTCTTGATTCCGTCGCTGTCCACCATCCTTTGCGATATGACACGCTCTGCCTTATTGTATCAAATTTTGGCATCATGAATGGATTTGGTAAATCGTAAACTTCGTTACAGAAATCAAATACAGCCAGTCCTAACGAATTTGTTTCGACCGCCCACCATGGTTCTTCTTGCCCCTCAAATGTATAATACCTTGTAATTGCTACCACATATCTTGATAGTTGTACCTCGTCAATATGTGTGTAAAAAGAAGCATCGGTTGAAAGCGTAAATCTATTTAATACCTTAACTATGCTATAGTCTCCGCCCTCCTTGCCCTCTGCTACATCAACAGAAACAATATATTGGCAAGATTTATTTGGAGCTTCATATACAAATAGAGCATCATCTTTTTGATCTGTTTCAGTGAGTTCGATAGACCCATATTCTAATCCAAGTAGTTTTTTTGGCTCCTTGTTAGTCTTAAGTAAAACCTGTAACCTGCTCATAGCCCTGCCAGTAAAATATGGATAACCGGCTCCTATATAGTTAATATCTAATTCCTGTGCAATTTCTAATGCATTTCTTCTCTCACATTGCTTATCATACCATATTCCACGCAAGCCCATCCAGTTATGTTCATCTATAATCTCTCCAGCCTCTAATGATTTTGGATATACACAATATAAACCCTCGCCCTTCTCAGGATGTCTTGACCAATGCAGCACTACCTTCTTTGTCTTGCCATCTGTTACCAGATTATAATATTGACCGCTTGCACCGTTTGCAGTTGATACTGCTATCCGGCATGGTGTTGCATCTCCAGCAGCCATCCATGCGCTAACGTCGGTGTTCTCCCACTTAGCAAATTCATCGAATAATGCGCTTGTGTACCTACCACCAGTGGAGAAGTTTGGGTTGTTACTCTCTCCGGTTATAGTTGCGCCAGTTTCAGGATTTATTAATCTCGCATAATAATCATGCTTTCTCATAATAAAGCCTTTGGGTCTTAGCCAGGCTGGAAGCTTGTATAAGCCATATCGCACCTTCTCAAAGAGCGTTCTCATGTCACCCTTCTTGTCTACATAATCTATTATTCTTGAGCCTAACAGAAAGTCACCACCACCCTTTGGGTCTAACCAGCAATATAGATAGATAAGAATAACCATCCATGAGCATCCCATGTCCCGTGATTTCTCTACAACGATATCCTGCTGACCCTGAATTGCATTATAAATATCTACTATTGTTTCATCCTGATATCCATATGTACAAAAGCATCTGTGGTGGTTTGGCCTCTTTCGTACATCCAGTGTGTAAAAGAATACATTAAAAGCAAAAAGAATATCCCTGAAGAATAGCTCCTTAACTTTGGTTTGGAATGCTGAGTCAGCATTACATTCAGCTAATAGTTTCGCCCTGAAGACTAAAGATTCTTTGTGTGTTTTTGGATATTCCAGTTTGCTACCCCCCTCTTAAAAGGTCTACTATCTCAACAGCTCTTATACCAACTTGTTTGTACCATCTGCTATCTATTGCCTCATCAGCAGCCGCCCCCCAAGAGCCCTTCTCTATTGCCGCTATCATGCGTTTAAATTGTTTCAATCTTGTTTTGCCAAGGTTAAAGCACATGTTGATAAGAGCCATTTGCCTATTCTGGGAATACTTAAGTATCTCTGGAAATGTATCCTGTGCATTATCAGTTGCCTCTCGCACGTCAGATAATAAAAGGAACTCCGCCTCTGTTTCGTTAATTCCAACATCGTCAAGATTCCGGCCATACCCAATAGTGAGTTTACCGGCTGTGCATCTATATGGTTTTAAACGAAACCCTTCATGCCGCTTGATCATTGGTATTAGCTTTGAAATCATATTCCTCCTATTTAATCATTCTCATAACTTCGGTAAATAAATCAGTAGTCTTCATCTCTTTAATGTTTATCTGAGTTAGGCTTACCTTATCTGCTGAAGTTGGCTCAGCCTTTTTAATATGGCCAGAGCGATCAAGGATATCCTTTGCAGCACTTTGTCTCGACGAGCGTGCCTTATCATCGTTCTTTACGTCTTGATACAGATCGTCGATCAGAGAGGCTATTGCTGCCGGAGCATATTCCCTAATTATCTGATTAACATCAACTGCATTTTTATCCGCAGCTTCTGAAAGGCGTGATAATTCAATCTGGAATGCCGGACTTCCTAAAATCCTGGAAACATGCCCAGATGTAAAACCTGTAACTTCTGAAATTTGTTTTGGAGTTGCGCCCTCTACAAAGAGACGAGCCATTGATTTGTGGTGAGGCCAAAGATGTTTTACCGATGGTGACTTATATCCGCCCTCCTCGATAGACCCTTCTGGTATTCTACCCATGCTATTCTCCTTGTCTGGATATTTTGCAATTCTGGGGTACAAAAGAAATGGATGGGGCAACTTATGCTTTAGTCTGGCTATGCCGTCAACCGTAGATACACATTTCAAGATCTTGGTTATAAGTTGCCCAAAATATTTTGATTGTTGTTTCGAAGAATTTGTCATTGAAACGAGAATAAGCTACCATTAGTTTATAAATTGTGCAATATCAGATAATCTATATATGGGTATTCTGAAAAAATCATATGTAATTTTGTGGAGATCAATCATAATGGGAGAGAAAAGGAAACCCCCCATCGGGGTAAAACAATAAGGTAGTATCAGTATAAATAAAATAGATACAGGGTCGGAATATCCAGACAAATGAATATCGAGCATGACACGATGCGAAATCCTACCAACAGTCGTGTCCATATCACACCAGTGTGCCATGCAGGATGCCCACAGAACGACGCAACTGAATATCGAGACCAATAACATAGGCAAACAATAAAGTCAAGCCGTGTGCCCTGCCCAGGATAGAATGCTGAATTAGAATAGGCTGCTCAATCTGTATCTTAATGGTTTATCCGGCTTTCGCCAGCCTGCATAGGTGAACACCACAGTTTGCCAAAAATTGTCACATTGATAACAATAATTGTAACACAAGCAGACTGGACTGTACGATTATCTAGAGTGTACGATTTGAATGATTGTACACTACAACGTCAATGATATCAAGCAGTTACATGTTATACTGAAAATGTGTGTACAATAATTATACAATATCAAAAAATCACTCAGGTGTTCCTGCTGAACCAATAATGTGTCAACCATGCATGTTTACAGATTAAATAAAATAATTTAGCACTTTGGCACAAGGCTTGCTTTATATAATATACAGAAAGCGTAACACTAACAATTAAAAAATGGAGGACATAACATGAAACCAACTTTAGCACAAGCATTGTCGGCAAAGGTTACGGCAAGGACAAATTGCATTAAGAATGGAAACGATGAATGGGTTGGCAATCACGAACATAGTATTTATCTGTTAATTAACCAGCTACCGAGTGGAAGTGGCATTGACTTTGGTACGTTTATCGACTACAATAAGACAAGCAGTGACAAGCTCGTACTGAAGAGCGCCTTTCACGTTATGGATGACAATGGATTCTATTCAAGCATTATCGACTATATGATAGTGGTTACCCCGTCCTTGCAATTCGGCATTAATGTTAGAATTATTGGTAGTTTTAGCACAAATCCAGATGCATACGGATTAAAAGAACAACTGATTGACACATACAATATGGCATTTAGAGAGGAGGCGCAAATATGAAACAAGGTAGGCTTCTTAATCCAGGCTTCAGGGCACGTAATGGCTATGTATTTGACGAAAAGGACTGCTACCTATATAATAAGGTGCAGGAAAATATAAACGCTTATATCAAGCTGTCAGAACCCGTACCGGAATATTTATTAAACTATAAGAATTATATCTTTAAAACAATAATAGGCGGATATTTAAAATAATGCTTAAAACCGTAATTAAATTAATTAAGACTATAGCAATCCTGGCAGTACTTATTAGCAATCAGCTCATAATCTGGATATTCTTTTAAATGGAGGACATTATGAAACAAACAGACTTAGAAAAGAAACGATTAAGCAGGGTATCTAAAAGCGCACGTGCCATTATACACGATTTGGAAATGAAGGGCTGGAGATTATATGCAAAAGGTTCCGATGAACATAGAGCGCAAGCTAATGAGCTCTACAGACAAGCAGACAAAATGTATGCAAGTCAAGTATTGTACCGCAAATTCAAATAATGGAAGGATAATGACAATGGAAAACATTAAAAGATATTATGGCAGTGATAAAGTATTACCCTGGATATTTTACCGGATAGTAGAAGCCG